AGGAAAGTCAACTTTTCTGAACAATTTACTTGTCAGGCTGTCTGCGAAACATTCGTGGAAGATAGCAATGTTTTCCCCAGAAAAGCAACCCACAGAGATACTTTTTTCTGAACTTGCTGAAATTTTTATTGGCAAGCCTTTTTTCTCATTTGTGCCTACCGCAAAGATGAGCCAAGAGGAGGTAGATAAGGCTCGTGACTTTGTAGAAGAGTTCTTCTACTTCATGAAGATAGATGAGATGGACGTGACCATTGATGGCATCTTAGACAAAGCAGCAGAACTTGTAAAGAGAAGCGGAATCAACTGTCTCGTAATAGATCCTTGGAACTACGTTGAACATCAAGTGCCGAAGGGTATGAGTGAGACTCAATACATCTCAGAGGCTCTCACCAAGGTTAAACGATTCAAGGACCGTTACGGAGTCCATGTATTTGTGATTGCACACCCTACAAAAATTAGGAAGGAGAACGGAGTGTATGTTATGCCAACACTTTACGACATAGCAGGGTCTGCTCACTTCTTTAACAAGTGCGACAATGGGTTCGTTGCTTACAGAGACTATGTGTCTGGTCAAACCCTCATCAATATTCAGAAAATACGTTGGTCCTTCATTGGTCGAGTTGGGGAAGTCCCTTTTGTTTATGACGTGAAGACAAAAAGATTTTCAGAGATTGGAGATGATAGTAAGGGAATATTATTAGACGAGTACGAAACAAGACAACAAGAATATGAAGACGAAGACATACCATTCTGACCCGACTTTTCAATACGGCCTTCGACAAGTAGCAATTACTAAACTGAATAATGGGGAGTTAACAGGCTCAAAACAAGACTTTTACGAAAACATCGAGGCTGTTTATATCTGTGTTGATAAAAAATATGTTGAAATAGTTGAAGTTTTATTTGGATTTTGTGAAAAGAATGTTAGATATTTGCGGAACAATAACATTATCAATAAAGAAGTAAGTGATGAAATTAAAACTAAAGCGAGTAAGAGGACTTGTAAAGAACTTGGCATCGACAAGCCGGTCAACTCTCAAAGTTACAAGAACAAATATTTTCAAAATCTGTACAAGTTCGTTTACTGGGACTTTATTCAACGACACACACTAGAACAAGTTCAAGAAATTTTTAATAACCTCAAATAATAAACAAAAACAAAAATGGAAACTCAAGCGGAAAAAAAGATTGATTTTGGAGACATCCTAGAGTATGTGCCAAATGATCGTAAGGAAAGATTCATTAGTGATTTAATCCTTTATGTACCTCACCTAAAAGAAGAGGCTGATAAGTTTAGCCATGTGATTCACAATGTTGCTATCGGCACTAATATGAGAACTTACATAGACACAATAAAAGATATGAGCCTAAAGGTTTATAACGCCACGGGGGAGAAGAACAGGAAGAGAGAAAACATTCTTTACAGACAGCTTGTGTACTGGGTAATGTACAAAACATTGCCTGTAACACTGGGCGGTATTGGAGGTGAGTTTGATAAAAAGAACCACGCAACTATCTTACACGGTGTTAATATGTTTGAAAATACTATGGAGACTTCGTGGAAGGATAGGATGATTGTCCAATACTTTGTTGAGAAAATGGAAGAGCTTGGATACCCTCAACCTAGACAAGCATACAGAGAGTTATTTTCTAAACTAAACATTAAACACTAAAAACACAATGGAGATTACAATTCAAAAACCACACAAGACAGAGTATTACTTTAAAGGAGAAATTACTTTAGACATGAAGTATGAATACACCCTGGTTAAATCTGTAACTGCGGATGGAACAATTTACGGAGTGTCTGCTCAACTATCAAAAGACGAGTCAGATACAAGTGATTGGAGTGAAACAAAACAAAAGTTTGTTGAGAACATTATCCGTAAACACTACGAGACCTATGGAGCAGAATAGTACCCACAACATAGAGCCTCAATACGAGATTAAAGACTCTAAGATACTTACCAAGTTATTTGAGGACCTTAAAAAAAGAGAAAAGAAAGGTTTCTTGCAGTACGGAACAACAGTAGACCGAACTGATTATAACCACCTCATGTGGTTACAGGAAGCGTACGAGGAGTGCCTTGACATGGCTGTGTATTTAAAAAGTGCAATCGAAAAAATAAAAAACAAATGAAGTACGGATCAGTATGTTCGGGGATAGAAGCCGCTACAATGGCTTGGCATCCGTTAGGTTGGGAGGCTCAATGGTTTTCAGAAATAGAACCATTTCCTTCAGCTGTTTTACAACACCATTACCCAAATACCCCAAACCTAGGAGACATGACTTTAATTCACTCAAACCCTATATTTAATGAAACAACTATCGATGTTCTCGTTGGAGGAACTCCCTGCCAATCATTCTCAGTCGCAGGTCTTAGAAAAGGAATGGAAGACTCTCGTGGCAACTTGGCCCTTGAATTCTGTCGCATTGCTGACAAAGCAAAACCCCAGTGGATTGTTTGGGAAAATGTCCCCGGGGTCTTGTCAAGTAACGGAGGAAAAGATTTTGGTTCCCTCCTCGGGGCGTTGGGGGAACTCGGGTATGGGTTCGCCTACAGAATTCTTGACGCTCAACATTTTGGAGTCGCACAAAGACGCAGAAGAGTCTTTCTTATCGGATATCTTGGAGACTGGAGACCTGCCGCAGCGGTTCTATTTGAGTCCGAAAGCCTGTGCAGGAATATTGCGGAGAGCAGAAGTAAGAGGGAAAAAGTTGCCCGAAAGGTTGAAGCAAGCGTTGTTAACCACAGTGAATCAGGAGAATGGTGGGACGGGGGACAAACAGCCGCTAGTTTAACCACTCGCTGTCACGATCAGTATATGCCCGACAAGGGACACTTCTCTGCGGTGATTCAAAACGAAGAGATGAAATGGTTACCGCCAAATGATTCTGAAACAATAGGTACATTACAAGCAAGAGACTATAAAGGCTTCTGCAACCAAGACATGACAGACGGAAGAGGATTAGTTGTTTCTGAAACAACAGCACTCTGTTTTAAGATAAGAGGTGGTGTGGCTGAGAACTCGGGAAAACAAGGTGGTGTACCTGGAAAGTCAGCAGGTAAGGGTTACCTTGGGAGTGAGGAAAAGTCTTTCACTATTGCAACTTCACCTGACCAATGGTTGTTTGAAGATAAAGGTGTTGCCGTTGATATGTACAACATGAGCATCAACGAGAAGACATCTCAAACCTTATCATCCTCCGCTTCAGATATTAATCACACAGGAGGCACAATTCAAAACGCTAAGGTTAGAAGACTAACTCCTGTAGAATGCGAGAGGCTACAAGGATTCCCCGACAACTTCACAAACATTCCATACCGAAAAAAGGAAGAGTCTCCTGACGGGCCAAGATACAAGGCGATGGGCAACTCAATGGCTGTCCCCGTGATGGCTTGGATTGGGAAGAGAATTCAAGAGGTAAGTAATCTAATTAACGAACAGAACAATGTCAATAAAAACAAAAAACAATGAATAAATTTCTAATGGCAGCTGTAATCATAACAGCGATAATAGTAATACTTTCCTACTTTGGAGGTGATGACAATGAAAAAGGATTTCAGTCATGACGATTAAACTAAATAAATCGGAAGTACACTTCCTTAGAACACTTGCCTCGACAAGGTCTTTCTTCAACAGAAACAATAACACACTAGACCAAAAATTCGCATCGAATAAGTCTGGCTTTGAAATAGACTTTGATGGCTGTCTTTCTGAGTACGCTTTTTGCAAATGGCATAACATACACTTTGGTTTATCTCTTGGAGATGATACAGCAGGTCAGCCAGACTGTGTCTACAAGAACTTGATAATAGATATCAAAAGCACTCGCCTTCCTCAAGGGCGTATGATTGTTAAGTTAAACTCTCAACCGATGGATATGTATGTCCTCGCTATAGTGGAGGATGACTACACAATTCGCTTTGCTGGATACTCTCGCTCGGAGGACATTAAAAAAGATGAGAATGTTCGTAACCTTGGCACAGGAGATTCGTATGTATTAGACCAACACCAACTATTAAAATTCAAAGAAAATGTACACAAAAAAAATTAAGAAGACTTTCTTCCACGATCAGGAAGAGGGGAAGTTGTTAGAGGTAACAGAGTGGGCCAATGGCGCAGGAGTAGACTTTGCTATAAGCGATGACAAGGGAAGGCGGTTAATCCCTCTCTCCTATAGAGACGCTAAAAACCTACGAAGATTAATTCGACATATCCTAAGACCAAATGTTGATTAAAGGCTATTACATTGAGGCTATGGAGGTTTTAACCAATACTGGGGACATAACCTTCTTTGACCTAACTCCAACCGAGCAATTGGTTAGAACAATTTTTGACATTCGTGACGTGATGTCTATACGACAGGTTGATGAGTTGGTCCCAGAGTATGCTGTAATAGAAATAGGCATGGGAAACCCACGCCTATTCAAACTATCTTATGAGTCTATAAAGTCTATCTTTATGAACAGAGATTCTATTTAGAATGCGTTGTTAGTTGACTTGGCAATTTCGTACACATCCACTTGAGAGTGGAGACGAGACACGTTAGCACCTGCTGCGTTCATGATGTCACGATTAGACTCGTAACAAATGTAGCGAGTGGTTGTCTGCCAGTCTGTTCCATATGCAAAGTTTGAAGTGCAGTAAGTAGAAACATCTGTTGTTAAATCATTGTTGGCGGTTAACACGTTTGCTAGAGTTGGAGTTGTGTTAGGAATACTTGACGTAACACCTTGAACAATTGCAGACTTAACAAACTTCAACTTACGAAAGTTGACAGTTGTAGAACCTGAACCGTTATTAATTCTAACAAGGTTTCCGTTTTCTTCTAATTCTAATGTACCGTTATTCATCTCTTTAAATATTTACACAAATATACTATTTTTTTATTAACAGTTCCATTTTTTTAGAGATAAAGCCTTCCTTGTTGGTCGACCCTTCTCGTCCTTCATTGGACCTGAAACACCCGACATTCTAGCGCAAAAAGATTTGCGTCTCTTATCATCTTTGCTCCCCTTCTTTATCTCAGACGGTTTCTTAGTTACAGCAGTCTGTAACTTAGATCCAGGATTCTCTTTTCTATAAGAAGCAACACCCTTCTTGTTGAGGCCGCCCTTTGGGTCCTTGCCCTCCTTACGAGTCCATGCAGCGGTTGCCATTACTTCTTCTTTTTGGTTTGAGACTTGATAATTTGCTTTTGTCTTTCCATTGCGGCAGTAGGAGCCTTTGGTTTAGCACCAGTCCTTTTATTTTCAGCTGCCTTGCTTCTCAAGTTGTCCCAAAGTCCTCTTGGAGACACGCTGCCATCCTTTCTTTTAAGCATTTCTTTTTTCATCGTCCCTGACCTTTATATTTTTTAACATAATTTTTAGAAGCCTTCAAGCAAGAACACTTTGTCTTTGCAATAACACCAGGTCTACTAACCTTTGGTTTTTTCTTAAAAGTGCTTGTGGACTGAACCTTTGCCATAGTGTAATTTTTTTATCAAAACAAAGATATATAAATATGCTTCTCTCCGTATATTTGTACACCTAAAATTTAAATCAATGAACGAGTTACTATTCCTCAAGTCGCAAATAAGAGTGTTCAACCCAACGTGGACAGACGCTCAAGTAGAAATGGAAGCAATCAAAATTAACAAGGAGGCAAACTCTATCGCAGACGATGACGAGGATTGCTTATACTGCGGATCATGAAGAAACAGAAATACAAATGCCCTGTCTGTGGCTACTACAACGCTCACCAACTTGGATGTCCTGAGGTAGGTAAGAAGATAAAGTTGTGTGATATTGTCAAGGACTACAAGTCCGCAAAAGAAAATGGGGAGGAGTATAAACTTCCTCCAAATCTATAATCCCTATTGTTGAAAACTTATTAATTGTTATTTCAATAACTTTTGTATATTTGTGAAATATAAAACACAAAATGCAAAAATTAAAAGTAACCAACGAGACAGTACAAGAGTACGCTCTCTCGTGCCATAAACTACTAACTGAGTTGTTGGCACTCAACATGGAATTAACCAACGAAGAGATTCTAGAGTCTTTCATAGGACTAACTCAAGAGTTAACCTCTGTCGCTAATGATGCTCTTGATAAGATGAGAGATGACCCAGAGTTTCAACAAGAGGCTGTAGCTTTCCTTAACGCAATAAAAACAGCCCCTTCTAGTGAAGATAGTGAAGCAGCTAGTGTATGAGAAAATGCTCCGCAAGACCTTTAGCGAGTATGTCTCTGATGAGGTAAAGTTAGAGGTCTTGACTTGGGTACTCTCTCAAATGAATAAGAAGGAAAAATAAAAATAAAAACAATGGATAACAAGACACAAACATCTGTAGACTTTCTCTTTGAAAAACTATGGGACACTCCAAAGGACAAGTTCGAATGGAACGCAATCCTCGAAAAAGCTAGAACGCAACACCATCTAGAAATCCTCTCTGCCTTTGT